TCAGCATTAAATCTCTTCATTATGCTACCCCCTTAACTTTAGCAACTAGACCGCTTAAGTTATACTCGATAGATGTTATTTGCATTTCGATATTCTCATCATATGATGTTTCAATATCGATAGTATCAGCAGCCTCAACAGTTGCTACTGACCACCAATCAAACTTAACATCTTTTCTCTTTTGAAGTTGAGACAAATACCATTTAGCAACCGCTAATCCTCTTGTTCCTGATGATATTAACTCGTTATTAGTATCTAATACCATTGTTAATCTAGTCTCATCATAGCGGTTGAAATCGGCAGCATTTACTGCACTGATTGTTGATTCAGTAATTTTATACTTTTTACCAGTAATAGTTACGTTATAAGTAACGTTTGGTAAACCACTTAATATTGAGCAGTCTACATAATTAGTTAATGTAAATTGACCAGTATTATATGAAATATCATGAACTGGGTCATTGTAGTATATTATTGCTTTGCCATCACCATCAGTTATAACAGTATCATCATATAGCGTTTCTGATGTTGTTCCTTCTTCATATTTCTTATAAACAACATCCATCTTATGATAATAGCCAATCATTGATGAATCTATGTTTCCTATACGTTGGTCTCTTCCAACAGTAAAGACATATGGCTTAGGTTTTACTTCTTGATTGATTAAATCCTCGCCAGCTCTTAACATATTGGCTAATCCATAACGATAGTAGACAGTATCATCAGTTACTATTTGATTGCTGCTTAGTTCTTCAGTTGCTTGATATATGTATATCCTTCCATCTCTACCTTCTTTGACAACCGCACCGCAAGCAATAGCAACTGCTTTAAGTGCCTCTTTTTTAGATTGTGTAGGGATATAACCAGTTAATTCAATGTTAGCAACATTCTCATGAACATAATAACTATATCCATCAAGAATATCATCTATAATGTCTTCAACCGTATCATCCTCATAAAAAGGTGAATAGAATGTCTCTTCATTTAACTTATTTAATAATCCATACGCTTTAATCTTTAGATTGCCGCTACCAATAGATGGCTCATCTATAAAGAACTTACCCATTGAGATAAATTCATACTCATTGTTTGCTCTATTTAGAACACCAGCCTCAGCATAGCATTGTTGACCTTTCCTAAAGTATTGCATTAAGTCATTAGGATTAAATAAGTCATATTTTGAATCATAGTTCTTGATAGTGAACTCTAATTCGTTAGGATAAAGCGTATTTGATAAAGTTGATACTTCTTCTTTAACTTTTGCACCAGTAATGTCATCACCAGTGAATATTACGCTTATTCCGAAGTTAATTTCACTCATTTTAACAAAACTATTAGGTTTTGCCTTAATAATCTCAATAATCACTTTGTCATAGTTATTAACTGAGTTAATAAATACTTGAGTGTTAGATGTTTGATTATTAATCTCTTTATATGATATTAGCGTTCCGTTTCTATACCAGTATGCTACTGACTTAATAGGGAACGAAAATTCATCATAAAAGCAAGTAATACCAGCGGTTGAGTGCACGTTTTCAAATTCAAAAGTAATTCTAGGATTTGTTGTAAACGTTCCGCTAGTATCAGATAGTGATGACCACCATCCCAATTGTTCACTAGCTGGGACAGTGTTTGTCATCAATTGTACGCTACCATCTAACTTAAACTCATTAAGTTCGCCAGTAGCATACTTTTTATTGTATTTGTTAGAGTCTATCAATTGACTTTCTCTATAAAACTTATAAGCATTTACGCTTATATCGCTAACATCACTCTTAGCAGTTAAATCTAATACATCAATAGATACTCTTGCTTTAGTGTTTCTATATTTGTACGTTGAATTATCATAAAAAGTTTGTGTAGTTGCAATCATGACAATTACCTCTCAATAAAACTTGTTGAACATTCTTTCCAAATATTCCCACTATTTGCATCATAGTGATACATAGAGTCTTTAATATCACCTCTATAACATTCCATATTTCTTACGGTGCCATCAGGGCTAGGGTAAGAGCAATAGAAGAATGGAGGTAAATTCATTAATAAAGACATCATGTCATAATGCTTTGTCTTATCAACATTAGGATTCCAAGATATAGAAAGTTTAACCTTAGTCGCAACTCTTTCTCTATCTAATAGCCCGTTATCGTTTCTACCGCTATCTTTGTCTAAATCACTAAATGACCAGTCAAAAGAGCAGGGAATAGGTAACTCTATTTTGCTTGGATTTGAATCAGTCCATATTTTAATCATTATCTATATCCCCCTCTCTTATCTTGCGATAGCAAAGGCATTTGAGCCTCTTCTACGTTGTTTTTGTTCAGTAATGGTATTTAGTTTATCAGCCATAGAATCGCCATCTAAAGTGATGTCAAAGTTCTTAGAATTTATTTGTTCTAATGTGTCATTGATTCTTGCTAATAGCGTTAATTCTTCAGCATCAGCACCGCCTAACATATTTTGTAATTTTGAAAGCGGAGCAATTACTTCAGGGTCATTTGAAGCATTGAAGTTATCACCTACCATAGCCATTGTTTGACCATATGCAAGACCACCTTCTGCAAGCATTGGTATTTGAGGTACTGATACTCTTCCAATGCTAAATCCGAAGTGTTTTCCTCCTAAAAGCGGTACCCAATCAGGAATATCCCAAGATAAAGTGTTCAACATATCTATTACATGGTTGATACCATTTTCTACCGCCTTAAGTAGTCCATTGATACCGCCGATAATAGGATTGATAACTGATTCTTTAATCCATGACCACGCTTTACCTAATGTTTCTTTAATTTTGTCCCAGTTCTTATATACAACAGTAGCTAGTGCTACAACCGCAGCAACCACAATTGGAATCCAAGAGCCAGTTAATAAAGATATAGCAGCACCGATTGCTATTAAGCCAATACAAATTGCTGCACACGCTTCAGTTGTCATTGTTCCAGTTGTTATAAAGTCATATAGACCAGCAACTAATATTCCAATACCACCAACTAATAATGCTATTGGAGCCGCTGACATACCAAATAATAAGAATAAACCAGCAAATGCTAGTGCAGTACCAGCAACCATACCAGTTAAATTAGCCCAATCTACGCCATTCTTCATAGCATCAACAAAACTTTGAACATATATAATAGCACCACCAATAAGCATTACAACACCAGCAATCTTGCCTAATACGCCAGCAATACCAGCCAACGATTCAGGAAGAAGTGTTGATATTTTCCATAATGCAAATGCAGCACCTATTGCAATTACTAATGGCAAGTGTTCTTTTATCCAGTTGCCAATCTTCTCAAGTGCAGCAGTTATTGATGGGTCAAGTTGCATACCAGCAAAACTCATTCCGCTAGCACCACCACTTGAATCAGAGCCTATATTATTTATCTCATCAAATCCAGCAAGTTTTTTAGATGCTTTTGCTGCTGATTTGCCAAAGTTGCTCATATTAACACCAGCACCACCTAGTGCTTTTACTAGGACATTAACATAGCCAACTATCTTTGAGAATAAATCGACTATAAACTCTAATGCTGGAGCCATTAGGCTACCGAGTGCATACCAACAACCATTTAATTGTGCTTGAAGTTCCTCGTTTTGTGCTAAATAAGAGGACATAGCCTTTCTAATAGCAGTAAACGTTCCTCTAACACCTACTAAGGCTAGGGCTATCTTTTTCACTGCTGAGCCAACGCCGCTCAGTGCTCCTTTGGAAAAAGATGAAGTTAATTCTTTAAGACTTGTAGATAACCCTTTGACATTACCAGTAGACATACTAGCAATCTCTTTTTCAAGAAGTGCTATTTCGTTCTTTAGATTCTTAACTTGTCTTGTCGCATCACTTCCGAATAGGTTTTCCGCAACTGAATTACCATTTGTTGCAGTAGATGTCCATTTCTTTTGTAATGATTGAAGGTCTTTAAGTTGAGCCTTTAATTCATCTATGCCTGATGTATCTACATTGGTCTCAATCGTAACGGTTAATTTTTCTAATTCCGCCATTTTTACCCCTTTCTACGTTTATTGACTTCATTTGCGAAGTCTAACATTCTTTCTCTCAATAAAGCCACTCTCTTTTGCTCATCTTCTTTAGACTCATTAACTGTTGAATCAGCAAAGATTTCATCATAAGAAGGGAAGTGCTTTGAATTGAGCATCCTACCAACAAAACTTGCTATCAAAGTGGCTGAATTATATAACTCAACCTTTTTCGATTTCATTTCTTGCTCTTTATTAGCACCATAGGCATCAATACATTTTCTAATTTCCCCAACTGTCATATTCCAAAAATCAAAGAAATTAATGCCACACCTAAGTGCTACTGGCAAAATTTTATCGTTTATTATATCTGATAGTGAGGATGATTGAGCTATTTCATCCCCACTTGTTGGTTTTTTCCTTTTTCAGCTTGAGGTACAAATCCAGCATCCGTAAATGCCTTAACTAATACCTCGATAAGTTTTAATAAATCACCACCATTTGCACAAAAATCATCATAGATGTCATACATCTTATCTAGTGATATTCCGTGATGTTGGTCTTGTAAACATCCATGTAAGATGATAAGTAAATCCTCAATCTTTGGGATTCTACCTTCATTTGCTTCCATGAATACGTTTAGAGGATTTGTTCCTAATCTTTTCTCAATCTCAACACATCCTCTTGTTGTTAATCTTAACTTATATTCCTTATCTCTAATCTTTAAAATGGTAAACATTTAATATCTCACTTTCTTAAGTAAATAAAAAAGGGCAAGCGTTAAACTTGCCCATTAGTCCTAACTAGGATTTGATACAGTAATATCAGATTGTAATGCACATGAGCAAGTGAATGTTAAAGCCGCATTAACTGCTGCATCATCAAGTGATACTGATACACCAGCATCAAATACGAATGTAGTTCCAGTACCGCTAGATGTTAAGGCATCAGGAAGTTCAATCTTAATAGATACTTTTTCATCAGCTTCTGCTGCTTTTAAAACACGATAGTTTGAAGTTGCAGCGGAATTGTCATATAAAAACTTGAAATCTAAATCCCCAAAATCTTTAATACCATTGATGTAATGGTAAGCACTGTCAGCTAATGTTGTAACATCAACCTTTTCAGGTGCACCACCTAATGATGGGATTTCTTGTAAGTTAGCAACTTCGCTATATGTTCCAAGAGTTCCACCAGTATATTGTGCAATACTGAATTTAATACCTTTTGATAAAATACCAGCCATATTAGCTCCTTTCTTCTTTGCTTAATCCTCTATATTGGAAGATGAAGCATAATTCATTACCGATTGCCATTTCGTTATAAGATTCTCTATTGTAACCAAGACTCTTCATAGCAGTATCGATTTGAATTGAGTAGGGCATCAGAGTCGCAATATCTTTACCCCATAATTTAATGTAATAGGCAACTGAAGAGTATGCTAAAGTATTACCGCTATCAGTTTCTTGATTGTCATACGCCATATAGGTGATACATGGCATAGTGTACGGATGTTCTACTAATTCATAATAGGTTGGCAAGATTGTCTTTAATTTTGCGACAAGAGGCTTACTTGTATCTACCATTATTTCGCTCCTTTCAGTTGTCTTAATATTTCGTTTTTGAATACATCGTTGATTCTCTTCCTATTTTCAAGAAGTGCTGGTTGTAAGAATGGTTGAGGTCTTTGACCTTTAGTAATAACTGGGTCAAGTCCTTCTTCCCTTAATCTATCAGCAATCCAACACGCTTGTTCATAGGTATAAATCTTACGATTGTTTTTGCTTTCACCACTAGGTGAATTTTTAACATATACCCAATATCCAGCCCTTCCATCGCCATCTCTTGCATAAGAGCCAGTGCCAAATTCAACATATGGTGCATAGAAGGCATTTGTTCCGATGATACCAGTGTTACCTTCAACTCTTGATTGAATAGAATCTCTAAGATGACCGCTCGTTCCGATAGGACATCTTTTTTTAGCATCACCTTCAACAACAAAGCAAGCCTTCATCAGAGCCTTAGAAATATCTATGTTCTCTAATGTTTTCAGCTTGCTTGTTATTTTACTTGTATCAACTGTTACTGAGATGTCTTTCGTAAGAACACCTCGTTGTATCGTTTTGACTTTGTAACGTGAAGAACATCATATTTTACTGTATCAATTTGAATCATGTTTTCAAGTCCCACTTCAGCTTTAGTAAGCCCTAGTAATTCAACATCCACATATTTAGGATTGTCTACATTTTGTTGGGAATACTCTTTAACACACATTTCTATTGTTGATGATGTAGATGTACCTTTTCTAGGTTGACCATAATCATCAACGCTATTATCAAATGTCAATAGTGATACGCTTTTCATCTCGTTATTAATCATCTAAAAATAACCTTCCTAAATTTGTTAAGTTGTTTATAGATGTGAGAAGGGAGGTCTTGATTGTAATTGAATGACATACCTGAGTATGACTCCGAATTAAGACCTTCGCTTCCTAAAATATTAAAACGATACACAACAATCTCTTCAATTAAGTTTGGGCTTATGTCTTCAACTTTTTGATTAGTGTAATCTACAACAAAGTCATCAGTTTGTGATATAAGCAAATTTAATAAATTATCTTTAGCGTTTGAGGTAATCCCCAATAACAACTTAATTTTTTCTAATTGTGTTAATTCAGACATGAATTACCCCCTTCATTATCACTAAGCAGCAACAGTTACTTCAGTAGCAACTTTTGGTGCTTTGCCATTTTCATAAGCAATAGCGTTAATCTTATCACCAGCAGTTAGGTTTTCTTTAGCATCCATAGTCCAAGCACCGTTTGAAGGTACTACATCATAGCCAATACCATCGCCATCAACAACGTGAACTAAGTAGCAATCATCACCACAAGTACCAGCAATTACCTTAGCATCCTTAGTGTAAGTAGTAATAGCACAAGCAGTTGATTGAGCCTTTGCTAAAGCAACAATCTTAGTAGCATCAGTCATAGCAACTAAAGCAACTTTTCTGATATATAAGTCATTTTCTCTAGTGTTAGGATTTCTATCTTGTTCAGCTTCTGATTCTTTCTTTAAGAAAAGAGTAACTGCTTCATTATTTACGATGAAAGCACATGAATCAGGACAAGCCTTTGATACAAATACTGGAACACCACAAACTGAGCCAACATAGCCAGTTCTAGCAAAACCTTCGCTATATTTTAAGTCATCAGCAAGTTGTTTTCTAATGTATGCTAAATTTTTAGGGCTAACAATCATAGAATAATTTTCTTGGTCTTCGCCTAATTTAGCTAAAGCATCAACAACCTTACCAAAGAAATAACCTGATGTAGATGTTGAGAAATCACATTCTTCAGCAAGTTGGAATTTACCCATTTCAACGATTGCTTTAGATGTGAAATCATTAGCCATCTTTTCAGCCATACCTTTAATGATTGTGTCAACGATGAATGGGTCTTTCATAGCTTCTTCATCGAAATAACGACCTTTACCTTGAGTTACACCAACAGTGTAATCACGACCAACGAAAGCACCTTCAATGATTGAGCTATTTCCTACGCCCTGTGCTAAATCTTCAACGTTACCTGAAGCTGTGTAAACGTTAATTGTTTTCTTCATTCCTGCTGCTTCAGCAAGAGAACGGTCAACCTTCAAAAATCTTTGAAGATTTAATTTTGTTGATAATTCAGATTCAAATTTGTTTTCTAATACAAAATTGTTATAAACAGTGTTTGACATTATAATCCTCCTCTATATTTGTGTTAATGTCTTATAAAGTTCAGGATTTTCATTAGCAAGTCTTTGTTGTTCTGCAAGACTCATCTTATTGAATGAATCTCTAGTAATTGCTTGGTCAAGAGGTAAGTCTTTCTTAGGAACGCTAGAAGATAGTCTTCTTTCTACTTCGTTCTTAACTGATACTTTGAACTCTTTTCCAAGCATCTTAATCTTGTCATTCATTTCATCAGCGGATTCACATACAACAAAGTCTACAAGTCCAAGTGATAATCCTTTTTCAGCAAGTATTTTGCTTGCTTCATTTTTGTTCTCAGCTAAAGATAACTCTAATTCTTTTTGAGCGATGGCTTTTTCTCTTTGTTCAAGTTCGTACTCATACTTTTCAGCCTCGTTCATTCGAGCTAACTTCTCTGATTCTCTGACTTTTTCCTGATTCTTTCTTTCAGCAGTCTTTAAGGCTTGCGATACTCTCTTATCGCCTTCCTTTTGAAGAAGAGCATCAAGTTCTTCTTGGGTAAAAGACAACTTGTTTGACTCAGTTTCAGTCTTTGGTGATTCAGTATTTTCTACTGCCTCGTTTGTTTTGTTTTCTAGTTCTGCCATTTGCAGCCCTCCATTTCTTTATTAAAGATAGTTCCGAAGCCCTATCTATTAACCAACTACCGCTCTTATCGAGCATCTACAATTTGGATGCTGCGGAGGTAAGTGTTCAGTATCGTTGATTGAGAATATCTTGCCATTTAGGCATTTACAATATTCAGCCTCATCACATACTTTGTCATCTTCCGCAGTCATATATTCATATTGTTCAATACCAGCCGCTTTATAGCGGTCTACTGTTGATTGAATCTCAATATGTTTTAGTTCCGTTCTAACAAGTCTTGCGGCTTTAGAATAGGAAACATCGAAGCGTTCCATTAGGTTATGAGTAACCACTTCAGGGTCGCTTCCAGTTGCTACACAATCAATAAG